TTTATAGACATCTGCATCGATGTCGATTGCTCTGACAACCATCCCAGCCTTTGGATCAGGGTTATGATCACTAGGACGCGATGAATGACGGAGATCGCCGATCCAACCATCGGAACGCCTATCGCGATCTGGGTAGGTATCATCGAACTGTTCTCTGAGCTGCTGTCCAGCCTTACACAGAATCGGCTTCATCTATAACCTTTGGGAAGAAGTTGCCACCATCGATACCGTTATCGTAATCCCAGCCATCTGTGTAATTGATGTACTTAGTTGGATTTTTTTTCAATTCTTTGGCATCTACATCAACGACGATATTGATGACTTTATTATCTTCAATGACTGCCCACATTATGCCACCCAGTATTCGACATCGATTTTACCTGATCCACCAGTACCGCCGTTACTGCCTTGTCCTGCAAAATTGCCACCATTGTCTGCGCTTTGATATGCAGTACCAGTTTGTGAACCTGCTGATCCACCCTTACCACCGTTGCCACCTGTTGCAGATGTGGCTCCTGTAAAGGTTGTAGTTCCACCAGTTCCACCTGCCGCTGCTGCAGTTCCACCAGTTCCACCTGCGCCGAGCGCGTAAGTAATAGAGGCTCCTGGGGTTGTAGTTAAAGTGCTAGATACGACCTGCCCACCTAGACCCTTGCTACCTTGCTCTGAGAATGTGCCTCCGACTGGACCACCGCCTCCACCGCCGCCACCGCCGAATAGAGTTACATTGACGAATTTAACGCCAGTTGGAACTGTCCACGATGTGCCTGAAGTAAGAGTGACTATCCTGCGAGTAGGAAATTTTGATGGAATAACATTGATTCCCATTAAGCAATCTCCATCCCTGAGATGTGGAGGTTCACCGCTGTGTTGGATGCTCCACCCTTAATGGTCTTAGCAGCTGCGAGAACTTGCTTTACATCTATATAGACAGTTGAGTTACCATCGATGGCTGTTGCAGTATGGATCGCGACATCATCGAGGCTTAGCGTAAATGTGTAGGCCGTTGAGGATGTGTTAGTAACGGCGATGCTAGTAATAACCGCTGTTGTACTCGCTGGTACTGTGTAAAGGGTTGTAGTCGTCGTGGTTGTAGCTGCTCCACGAAATAAGGCTTTAGCTGTATTGGCCATTAGTAGGCTCCCATCAATGCGGCGATGACTTGGTCTTGAACGGTTGTGTCAGCATTAGAGCCAAGAGTACGGATCGCCGATGCTCCGTTTTTGACCAATGCTGTATCGTCTGGAGTGCTCCAGCCGAAGTTAGTTGTAGTTGCCATTCATGCTCCTAGTCGTATGTAGCCCATTGTACAGTAGCCCCTACCGCATTCCACGCAAGAGAGGCCGAGACATCTTGCCAGCGTGTAGGCTGGATTGAATAACTTGATTCGCTGGTGATTAAAGAGATCGCAGCTTGATTACGAGATACCGCCAGAGTCCAGCCTTCTACGAATCCATAGTAGTTAGTTGGGACCAGTGGGATAGGCAGACCAGAGATCGAGATCGGCTTACCCATCTTCATCTGTAGGAATGCGTCTAAGTTCGCTGAAGTGACGTTAGGTGAATCTAACTGGACTGTAAATGCTGAGACGTTCAATCTAGGGACACGCCTGAGAGCGACGTACTTATCAGCCAGTTCTTGAGCCTCGGATAGATTATGAAGCTCTGTGCTAATGCTGGCCCCTAAGAGGCCGTATAAGGTCTGGGATGTGGCATCTGAGGAAGTCACTACGGCATTGGCTTTGTAACTTAACCTGATCTCATTGAGGACATCTCCGAGAGACTTCTGTGAGGCTACTGATCTCCATAAGATGTAATTCTCTGGAATGCTCATATATCCGCTTGAGGCTACTTCGAGAGTTCTTCTCGATTCGTTAGCGAATCCGACTTCTCCATCTGCTGTCTCATAGATGTATCCATTGGCCATGCTGGCGTACTTAGCGGCTTCTGAATAAGCATCGATAGGCGCTGCTAACATATCTGTAAATTCATAGATGCCAGGACTATCGACCACATCGACTGTCACTCCAGCATCGCTAAAGATTTCAGTCATGCGAGCAGAATCTAATTCTTTAGGGTACCCAGATGTCCCGATGATCTTTCGAGACATTTCTGCGAATGGACCAACCGCTGAGATAGTAATGAGTGAGACTTCATTGACTGATCCGACCGCTGCCATGCGTGTTGATACGCTAGTGACCTTGCCTGTAAATACTGTTCGAGCAGTTGCAGAAGCGTTATCGACTGTGATTACCAGAGAGTCATTGATGTCGAATCCGTAGTCTGTATCATCCCAGTTGACGATCTCGACAGTTGCATTACCGGACCGAGCCTGCTCCCAATAGGAGGACCTTCCATACGAGACGCTTATGGCATTGATGGTCTTGGCTGAGAAATCAACCCCATCGATGACTACTGAGCAATTTGGATTCCATGTCATACTGCAAAGACACTCTGTCCTAGATTACGAAATGATCCTGAAGTGCTGGCCTCGTTCTTGAGTAGGTTAGCGATCTGTCGAGCTGTAGATGCTGGATCGATTGCCCCTGAAACTGAGATGTTAATAGTCGTACCAGATGATGTACCGCCGAGAGCCTTATTAGGAATGATAGTTCCATTGCTACCAGGTGAGAATAGTTCTGGACCCTTCTCGCCTACTAGATAAGTCTTGCCCATCGATACTGGACCGCCAGATGCTCGGCCTCCTCCGAATGGATTGATGTCGCCTATGAAGTTTCCGATCTTTGCGCCTAATCTGATAACGGCCTCAAAGCCATCAATGAGGTTAGCGACCAGACCGATCACCGCTGAAAGAGCCTTACCGATTGCTTCAATAGCGAATTTTAGAGTTGCCCCTAAGAATGGCGCGACATAAGTCTTTAAGAAATCGAATAGAGTCTTAAATGATTCTTTGTTCTCCATGACTGAATCTTTGATATTATCGAATGCATTCTTGAGACCTTCAATGACAGGCAAGAAGATTTTCTTTGCTACGTTGATGTATTCGGTTAATGCTGTCTTGATGCCATCTTTACCACCGATAGTCCCTGCGAATGCCTGGATTGCTGGAATTACATTCTTAACTACGAAATCGACCATAGGAGTTATAGCATCGAGAATGAATGAACCGACAGTCTCCTTGCCTTCATCGAATGCGATCTTGAGTCGATCCATCTTGCCTGAGAATGTGTCTGCCTTCTCTGAGGCTTGGCCTCCGAAAGTATCTGCTAACTTGGCTGTGATCTCTTCCATCGACATAGTCTTAAGTTCTGCTGCTGAAAGTCCTACACCTAAGCGACCGAGAGAAGTCTTAGTCCCATCGAGTCCACGAGCGAGAGCCTGTGTTACCGCTTCGAGTGACTTGCCACTTCCTGCTGCGATATCTAAGGCTAAGGTCTGGAGTCTCTGGGCTTCTGATACATCCTTAGTACTTCTGACCAAGCGATCTAGGCTCGGACGAAGTTCATCATCTGTAACGCCATTGGCGAGTGAGGTCTTAAGAATGTACGCCTCTGTAGATTTGATCTGGTCATCTGTCGCGCCAGTTACGTTACGCAGGGATGTTGCTAGTCGAGTCTGCGCGGCTTCGTCTTCGATCGCGGCCTTGACTCCATCGATGGCTAACTTGCTAGCATAAGCGGCAGCAGCGGCGGTTGCAGCGGCGAAGGCTAATCCTGCCACCTTGCCGAACTTGCCTAGTTTAGTTCCGAATCCTTCGACCTCGTTTGAGCCTACGCCCAGTTTCTTTTTGAGGTCATCGATATCTGCAAGGATGGATAACTTAAGTGTCCTGCTTTTATCTGCCATTAGTTATACTCCTTCAAAATGCGATCGAATGATTCTTCCCATTGAGCCACTATGTAAGGTTGAATAGCGCGAAGAGTTGGATAAATGAAATAGCCAGCATTACCGCCGCGAAGTCGTGGAGTACGATTTGGAAATTGCTTCCGCCTGTCGTCACCGAATTCCATTGGACCCCACAGTTGTTTAGTGGTTGCTCCACCTGAGAATCGTTGAGATGCAAAGCCATATGATAATTCACCAATTTTAGATGATTTAGATATCTTTACACCATCGGCAATTCGACGAGCAGCGATACCAGATACATTACGACCAGCTGCGGTTTGTTTGATCTGGTCACCTGCGTATTGAGCCAATGCCGAGGATTGCTTCTTGGCTTCGTCTATTGCCTGTTCTGACATTGCCTTGAACGCTGAAGTAATTGCTCGGAGTTCACGGCGATCATAACTGATTGGATCAGTTGCCATTTCTCTCCTTTAATACTTCAATCGCTGTAAGTAGATCCTCTGCACTCTGCCATTCACTCATCGCGATCCCTGTGGCTATTGCCACTTCTATTAGGAGTCGGCTGACGCTTCCTGGCTCATGGCTTTTGGGTTTGATAGTCCAGTCTCAAAATCTGCGACTGTGTCCATCCATCCCTCGAAAGGTTTTACAGGCTGGCCACCTGCCTCACGCTTTAACGTGTGATACGCCATGAAGAGAATGTCCCAGACTCCTGCGACTTCGTTCCATTGCGTTGCTGGATGACCAGTCTGCTTCTCCCATTTCGCCCACTCTGGCGGTTGGGCTACGAGTAGCTGTTGCTCACCTGAGTTATATGTAATTGTTATTGGTAGTTTCATCTTTGCTCCCGTTGGTTAGATTATGAGACTGTTAAGGTTGGTTTTGCTGTGCATTGTAGTGTGAATGAGACAGTCTGTGCATCCTTACCAGAGCCATTGGCTGTAGGGAATGATGGGTAAAGATTGCCTGTGAATACTGCGCCAGTAGCGGCTGTGAATGTATAAGCGAGTGCTGTCTCTGGTGCTGAACTAGCAGCGGCCCATAGAAGTTCGCAGATCGAGAAGTTCACTGGTGAGGCTGATGATGCGCCCCAGTCTGCAAGGATTTCCATTGTCATCGTTGCATCTGTATCGATCGTCTTAAATACGCGACCATCGAGTGTCTCGTAGGCTTGGCGATCCAATGTTGTTTCAAGGCTTACGCTTAGTGCCTGAGCATCATAACTTTTTGAGTCGATAGTCAGGCTTAAGTCGCGCCCTGTGATTACTGTAGTTGGCACTTGTTCTCCTTATGATTGTGTGTAGTAAGTAGCAACACGAATGTCTGCCACGAGCAGTTGCCCTGCTCCTACTGTTGTGACGGTTGGTCTATCGACCGCAGTCAGCTCATACCCTGCTGGGATCAGACTGACTACACTTGTGATTAGTTGCTCTAGGTTGTCTAGGCTTGCTGGATTGCTGTTATATGCAACGCAGCATGTGATCGTTAAATTGATCTTCGACTTGAAAGTAGAATTGCTACCTATAGTCAAGAATTCTAAATATGGTGAATCTGGAACTATCACTACCGCTGGCGCAGGGATTGACTCTGGCACATAGGCGAAGATGTTAGCCGCGACAGATGTTAAGGCTGTGGCTAATGGCTGGCGTACTTGAGAGAGGATCGTCATTGACAAATACTTCCGACATCAACCAACCCGCCTAAAAGCCCGGACACTCTATTGTAAAGACTTCGGCCCATTCTGAACGGGCTAGGGCTAAAGTCCACGCCCTCGATCTGCCCACCGGGAGCAGTACGGCTTTGGAATATCTCGACTGATACTACTGTGACCGCTGTCTCTACTGCGCTGTTTCCAACGTAAGTTGAAGCGGCTGTGAGTGTTGCAGTACCAGATGGAATTACGTTTCTTGAGATTATGTCTGCGTTTGTAATAGCGGCAGAGAAAGTAAAGTCATCGAGTAAGTCTGTTGTAATTGTTCTCGTGCCATTGAAAGGCGATCCGCATCCAGCGATGACCACAGATTGACCTTCATTAAAAGGCTGTGGAAGTGGAGTCGAGAAGTAAGCAATGTTATCGTTTAGAGATAGTGCATCGATCGGGACAGAATAGGTTACGAGCATTGGCAAGATTACTGCCTCTGCGCTATCGATTATGTCTGAGAGAACGCTGTCCGCATACAGAGAGACTGAAACACCAAGGACAGATCGAAGCTCGGAAGCTGTGATAATTGTTGGCATTTCAGTCCTCTCGGTAAGCGACTGGGGAGACGATCGGGAGCAACCGCCCCCCCATGATTAGTTTTTGACTATGCAGTCATGTTGAAGCGACGAGCGCCAGCGCCCACCTTGGTACCGATTGCGTAGTAACCATAGACGGCCACCTGCAAGCGACCATTCGCGAGAGCCTGAACCTGAATTTGGGTCTGTGGGGCCTCGTAGAATGTGTAAGCCTCTGGTACGACGATGAATGCTGAATCATCGATGAGAGTTGTTACTGTCATGTGTGGATCAACGAATAGGTTTAGACCCATGACTGATCCTGTGAGTGAATTAACGCCGACGTTGCCTGGAGCGTTTGATGGCTGAGCCGCTGTGAATAGTGGACGGTTTGATGTGTCCTCGGCTGAGATGATCTTCTCCCACCATGCTGTGTTAGCAATGATGTTCTTTGCGAACTTTCCTGCTGCTGAATACGCTGCTGGAACTTCTTTGCCGATGTAGGCCTTGAATCCTGCGATATCTGCTGATTGTGATGTTGCTTGTGTACCGCCAGCGACAAGAGCAGCTACGAGAGCCTGATCTGTTGCCTTAGCGTAAGCTGAATTTAACTCACGTACAAGCTCATCATAAAAGCTCGGCCCAGATCGGTCCAGGAGCTCCCAGCTAATATTTTGTAGTCCAGCAGCCTTCTTGACATCTACTGTGATGTAAGTAGAAGCCATTTCAGTTCCCCCAAGTGCTTCGCCTTCTGTTGAAGAAGAATCTACTGTAGGAGCAGTTGAAAGCTTAGGAATCGTAAAACTAAGCCCAGTTGAGGGCAAGACGCCACGAGAAACTGCATCTACGGCTGGACGGCCATCGATTGTAGTTGTAATGAACTCGTTTAGGTGTGGAGCGAGTGTAAGTCCTGTGTTTGTTGAAGTATCGTTTGTAGCCTTAACGAGCATTGCTGCATCGCTATCGCCCATTGATGCCTTGATGTTTGCCTCAAGGAACTGACCTGCTGTGAGGTTAGCGTTGATGCGTGGAGCTGCGTAGAATGCTGGCTTTGGAGCAGCAGCCTCTACTCTTGTCGCTTCTACCGCTTCAGTTACGGCAGGAGCTTCTGGAACGGTAGTGTCTGACACTTGTTCTCCTTCTGTTGGTTGGGTTGCATCTGCTACCTCTTCAGGAGCAGAATTATCTGTTGCAGCGACTTCAGCAACACGCGCTGAATCGATTGCTGGATCGGTGACGAGTGAAGTCTCGACGATCGATGACTTGCTGATTACCATGACGCCATCTTGATTGTCCCAGGCATCGACCTTTACTCCGACTGAGAAGCCATCGCGTAATCCAGTTGCGGCCTCAACGAGACTATCGTTTCCAGCGGCTGTTTCAGCGACACGAAATACAGCGTCAATTCCAGTATCTGTAATTTCGTAACTTAAAAGTTTTCCGATCGGACGAGTTCTGTCATGCTCAAGTAGGAGACGAACGTTCTTATTAAATTTGATTGAATCCGCGCCAAAGATAGTTGGACCAGCAGAAGTATTGCCCTGCTCGCCCCATGTAACTATTCGACCAGAGATTGTGCGCGATTGTGAATCGGCGGCTGTGAGTGTGATTGGGACTTCGATCTTCATCGGATTAAGTCCTCCTCTTCTTGGATTTGTTCAACGCTCATCGCGCCGATTGTGTTGAGTATCTGATAAACCTGAGCGCGCTCTAATGCGTTTCCACGAAGGAAGTCATCGAGATCGAATCGGATTTGAGAAGTTGATGGACAGATGTCTGGAAGTGAGAGCCTGCTCTCAATACTTGCCAAGATTGGACGAAGTGAGAAGTCCACGAGAGAACGACGTTCTGAAGTAGCGTTGGAGTAGGTCATAGAGGTAGTTTCTGCTGAAAGGAAGTAAGCAGGGATGCCTGAAGCTCTTGCTATCTCCAACGCCACATATTGACGAGCCTCTACGAGTTGAAGGCTCTTAGGATCGAATCCGACTGACTGCATTTCTACATCTGCATTGAGGAATGCTGTTGATCGAGTAGCGCGAGAATTGCGCCATGCTTCGAGAAGTTTAGCGATGCGTTCTGCTGTTAAGTTTGTTCCATTGCTTTTGAGAACCATCGATGGGACTGGCTCTTTAGCATAAGAGAGAGCAGCCTTCTCTAGTTCGATTGCTGCGATTACTGTGCGACCTGCGCGATTGATGAAGCCTTCATCTGCGCCGTCAAAGCGAATAATAGAACCGACTCCAGCAATAGGAGCGAGTTTGCCATCGACGTGGTATCCCTCGATCTCGTTCATTGCTAAGTTGTACTTAGGTTGAACGCGACGTGGCTCGATGCGTGTCCAGGATCGAACGCGACCATCTTCAGCATAGGCATCGAGGACGAGACCATAGCCGACTCCATACAGCCA